TAATAGCTAGAAGAAAAGAACGTCTCATTCAAACTATTACCTACTCTGTTGACACTGTAGATCAACTAATGTACATTAGAGGACAAATCAAGTCGCTAGACGATTTGCAACAAGACATTAAAGACTTGTTAGAAAAACAGGAGCAGAGATATGACAGAGTCCACGGAGACACCGAAGGAGACTAAGAGCATTGAAGACGCTTACAAAAATGAAGAAGAAGTTTCAAAGGTCTTAGACGAAAAAACAATCGATAAATCACTACTAGACAGACTACCTACACCTACAGGGTATAGAATTTTAGTTCTACCTTGGTCAGGTCCTAAGAAAACAAAAGGTGGAATCATCTTAAGTGACAAAACTCACGAGACTATCCAAATGACAACCGTTTGTGGCCTTGTACTAAAAATGGGAAACCTTTGTTATAGAGACAAAGAAAGATTTCCGTTTGGTAAATGGTGCACTGAACGAGACTGGGTCATATTCGGCAGATATGCTGGCTCTAGATTCAAAATAGAGGGAGGAGAAGTGAGAATACTAAACGATGATGAAATCATTGCCACTATTTCAAATCCTGCCGATATTTTGCACCATTACTAGAAGGAGGAAGCAATGGCAGAAGAAACAGTTACATCTCGTGATGAGGTGGAATTAGATACTGACGGTGTCAATGAAGAAACCGTAAGTGTTGAACAAGAAAAAGAAACAGATAATAATTCTCAAACTTTCAAAACTGAACAACAGGAAGTTGATCTAGGATATTCTGACGTTTCTAAGAAATCTTCTAATGAAGCAAAATCAGAAGAAGATAAACCTTCAATTGAAATTGAGGAAGAATCAGTTGAAGAAACAAAACCTAAAGATAATTTAAAAAAAAGACAATCTGACTATCAAAAAAGAATAGACAGTTTACATTTTCAAATTAAAGAAGCTGAAAGAAGAGAAAAAGCTGCTTTAGCTTATGCCAAAGGACTTAAGAAAAAGTATGATGGCGTTGAGAAAAAGTTTGAAGAGTCTGATACAAACTATCTGAAGGAATACGGAGCAAGGATAGACTCTGATAAGGAAAAAGCAAAAAGATTCCTTAAAGATGCTATAGAAGCTCAAGATGCAGACAAGATAGCTGAGGCAAATGAGCAATTAACTAAGTTAGCCGTTGAAAGAGAAAAAGTGGCTATTAGCTTAAATGCAAAGGAGCAAGCAGCTAAAGAAAAACAAGAAAACCCATCAAATACTGATGAAATACCAATGCAAGCACCAATTAGTGCAAGAACACAAAAATGGGCTGAAGACAACGCTTGGTTTGGAAGTGATAGAGTTATGACAAATGCTGCCATGTCTATACACGAAGAACTACAGGGTAGTGGTATTGAAACAGAGAGTGATGAGTATTATAATCAAATAAACAAACGTATGAAGGAGTATTTCCCTCACAAGTTTGCCCAGGATTCGACTGATAAAGAAACCGTTGTAACAAAGCAACCCGTCCAAAACGTTGCAGGGGTAAGTCGAAGACAAGGAGGACGCAAGTCTGTGAAACTCACCAAGTCACAGGTAGTAATCGCTAAGAGATTAGGGGTGCCACTAGAGGAATACGCTAGATACGTGAAGGGAGGAACAAATGAATAAACATTTAAACGCTTCACGGGAGTCCGAGTCAAGGAAAAAACTTGAACGAAAAAAGGATTGGACTCCATCATCCAGTTTGGATGCACCACCTGCACCACACGGGTACGCCCATAGATGGATTCGTACATCCGTGCAAGGTTTCGAAGATACATCTAATGTATCTAGAAAACTAAGGGAAGGTTGGGAATTTGTAAGAGCTGATACACTTTTAAGTGAACTTGGTTCAAACGAATATCCAGTCATTACCGAAGGAAAACATCAGGGGTTAATCGGAATTGGAGGCCTTGTGTTGGCAAGGATACCTTTGGAGATATTGAAGTCACGTGCTGAGTATTTTAGAAGAATGACTCAAGACAGAATGAACGCGATTGACAGAGATCTTATGAAGGAACAACATCCAGACATGCCTATCAATATTGAGAGGCAGTCTAAAGTGACCTTTGGTGGTGGTCGCAAAAAATAATATTTTTGCAATTACTACATGGTCTTATAACAACTGTTAAAAGGAGAACATAAATAAATGGCAAACGTAAGTGAAAAGTTTGGTCTAAGACCATACAGAAAACTAGACGGTACACCATTGGTTGGAGCTCAAAACAGATACACTATCAAAGCTGGCTATGCTACAGCAATTTATCAAGGAGATTTGGTAATCCCAACTTCTACTGGTAACATTGAAAAGCATACTGCTGGAAATGGTGCGGCTGTTGTGGGTGTTTTTAACGGAGTGTTTTATAATGATCCAACTACTCAGAAACCGACATACAAGAACTACTATCCTGGTGGCGTAACACCAACTCAAGGCGATGTAACTGCCTTTGTTGTTGACGACCCAGATGCTGTATTTCTTGCAGATGCGGATGCTGCGTTTACAAGAGCAGATCTATATAAAAACTACTCTGTTACTAATACAACAGGTGTAACACAAACAGGTATTTCAAAAGCACAACTAGATGTTGGAGCTTCTGGAACTGCGACTACATTCGTAATTCAAGCGATTGATATTTCGCAAGACCCAGATAACTCTGATACTTCAAGTGCAAATGCGAACATACTTGTAAGAATCAACAATCACTTCTACAGAAGTGGTACAGGCTTAGCATAAGGAGAATAGACTATGGCAATATCACGATCACAACTAGTTAAAGAACTAGAGCCAGGTTTGAATGCTTTATTCGGCCTGGAATATAGTAGATATGAAAATCAGCATGCTGAAATTTATACTACTGAAACATCTGACAGAGCTTTCGAAGAGGAAGTAATGTTAAGCGGTTTTGCTTCTGCACCAGTTAAACAAGAAGGTGCTGGAGTAGTGTTTGATCAAGCAGGTGAAACTTTCACAGCTAGATACAACCACGAAACAATCGCGTTAGCATTCTCAATCACTGAGGAAGCAATCGAAGACAACCTATACGATAGACTTGCTGCTAGATACACTAGAGCATTAGCAAGATCTATGGCAAACACGAAGCAAGTTAAAGCTGCGAACGTTTTAAATAACGCTCAAGTAGCAACTGCTACAGGTGGAGACGGTGAATCTTTAATCGGAAACGCTCACCCACTTGCAACAGGTGGAACGTTCTCAAACGTTCTAGCTACTGCTGCAGACCTTAACGAAACTTCGTTAGAACAATCATTGATCGACATCGCAGGATTCGTTGATGAAAGAGGTTTAAAAATCGCTGCTCAAGGCGTTAAAATGATAATTCCAAAAGAATTACAATTTACAGCTGAGAGATTGATGAAAACACCTCAAAGAGTTGGCACTGCTGACAATGACATCAATGCTATTGTTTCTATGGGAATGCTTCCACAAGGATACAGAGTTAACAACTTCTTATCTGACACGGACTCATTCTTTATCTTGACTGACATTCCTAATGGACTAAAAATGTTCGTTAGATCACCAATCAAGACAGCAATGGAAGGTGACTTCGATACTGGTAACGTTAGATTTAAAGCTAGAGAAAGATACAGCTTCGGTTGGTCTGACCCTAGATGTATATTTGGTAACGGTAACTTACCAACTTCATAATACTAACTTATAAGTATTAAATTTAAGGGCGGTCTTTATGGCCGCCCTTTTTTTATGTATAATCTAAATACCTAGAAAACAATTTTGCAGACTGGCTAGGCAGACGGTATAGAGACTGCAAGATTTAACCGCTATACAGGAGAACAATATGGCAAACACAACCTTTTCAGGACCAGTCATTTCTAAAAATGGCTTTCAAACAACAGGTCCTGGAGCAACTATAGCATTAACAGCTAATACAACATTAACTGTTGCTGATCACGCAGGAAGAATTTTGCTTACGCAAGATGCTGATGGTATTTTTACTTTACCATCAATCATAACTACTGCTGACGCTGCGGTTGCTGGTCCACAAGACTACAACAATAAAAATAACGTTGGTGCTACTTTCTACTTTTATGTAGATACAACAGCTACTGATGTACAAATTGTTACAGATGGAACTGACAAGTTCACTGGTGCAGCAATGATTGGTTCAAGTGGAGGAACAATTTCAAGTTTCTTTCCAGGAGCATCAAACGATGTTTTATCAATGAACGGAACTACAACTGGCGGAATCGTTGGTTCAGTAGTACAGGTTACAGCTTTAGAATCTGCTCAGTATTTAGTGCACAATACACTATTACTTGGTTCAGGATCTTTAGCAACACCTTTTAGTGATACGTAATAAATAAATAGTGGCTCCTTCGGGAGCCACTAACTAAGGAGAAAACAAAATGGGCTTTAAAGCTGACATACAAGCAACAAGAGCAACACAAGCATCTACAAATGCTGTAGTTGCACAACCTATTAGA